TGGGTTACGGCAGAGTTTGCAACGCCGCAAAGCGAAGCAATTTCGCCCTTCTTTTTCCCACTGAGCGCGATGGCTCGGGCAATACGTTCATGTCTTTCCATGGACCCAATATTAAGTTAACTGAATTTAAGCATGCAGTAGGTTTAAATCCTCGTTGACGCAATAACTTAAGCATGCTGAAATTGTGTGAAGCTCGAATGAGGATGCGCAATGAATACGCATGAAGTCGCCGAATTCTTCGGCAGTAAGACAAAGCTGGCACTGGCTCTGGGTATTCGCCCAAGCGCAGTGACCATGTGGGGGGAAACGATTCCTGAATCTAGGCAGTACCAGATTCAGGTTCTTTCCAAGGGCAAATTCAAGGCTGTGAAGAAAGACCAGGCCGCCTAAGTGGTATCCCTGCCCACCGATCCATTGAAGCCAGATTAAAAGAGAGCAGTCCTCATGGAAACGTCCAGTCCAAGACACAGCGCGCAAACCCGTGATCAGGTGCTTGTTGCGCACGCGGCAAACCAGATCGCCCGTACCAGCCTGAGTCAAGATGATTTCGCCCAGGCGCTAAGCCGCGAGCTGCATTCGGCGTGCCCAGAGAAAGCTGCAGCCAAAGAGGTGCCGGACTTCGGTGCATTGACCGAGCAGAATGATGTTGGTGAGTTCGTGAAGGCTGCTGGCCGCTGGCTGAAGCGAGTTCAGCGTTGGTTATCCGGCGATCAGGACATGCCGTCCTGGCTTGAAGAGTCGTGGGTGAATGCGCTGGAGTCTGAATTCCGCGATCACTGCATCAACGAATTGGCCGGCCGCCACGGACTGATCGGCGCCCGACAGATGACTAGCGACCAATGCGCGAACAAAAGCTTTGGTGCGCTGATCCGCGCCCTAGGCGACGTGATCGATACCGGTAGTGATGTCTTTGACGATCAGGTGATGTGCGAGGCGGATTTGCCGCAGCTGCCGGCGTTCGCCAAGCAATGCCGTCAGGTTGAAGCGCGGGCAGGGGAGTTAGGCCGGAAGGCCGAGGAGCTGCTCGACAAACACCGACCGAAACTGAATATCGCCTGAATCCCGGGCACAAAAAAAGCCGGGATTGCGCCCCGGCTGATTCATTACCACTCGATGAGGCCGATTATGCAGAGCCAACCCAATTCAAGCAATACCTCGAACCATGTCGCGACACGTTTTCATAATTTGCAAAACGTGTCGCGTAACTATGCGCTTTCTCATCTGGCCAGGAAGGCCTGACATGCAATACACCGTCACGATCAATCAGGTGAAGGCGCTGGAGTGGGGGCTGAATTCTCAGCAGGCCCTGCTGTTCGCCTTCGTCTACGGCTGCCCGAGCTGGACCAAGCCAATCAAGACTGACGACGGGATCTTCTTCGCGCTGAGCAAAGCCAAGATCATCGAGGAGCTGCCGCTGCTCACTGACAAGCCCGACACTGCTTACCGCATGCTGAAGGCCCTGGAAGAGGCCGGTTTGATTCAGCTGTCCAGCACTTCGAACATCACGTTGTTCCGCCTGACCGAGAAGGCGATCGAGTGGAACCAGAAGCTGGATGGGTCGGAAAAATATCCGACCCCACCGAAGAACGAAGGTCGGAAAAAAATCCGATCTACATCGGAAAAAAATCCGAGCAAGGTCGGAGAAAAATCCGATCCAGGGTCGGAAAAATCTCCGACAAATCAGGATACCAATCATCAGGGTACCAATCAGGATACCAGTCAGGACTTGCAAGGCAGCCCGGACAAGCCGGCCCGCAATCTGGTTCTGGTGGTTGATCGAACCGATGCACCTCGGGTTGAGATTCCCGCCGACATGCCCGGCCCCAAAGATCAGTCCTGCAAGACCTTCAAGGTCTGGGCGAACTACGCCATGGCCTACCGCAAGCGCTACAACACCTGGCCGGTGTGGAACGCCAAAGTCGGTGGACAGCTCGGCCAGCTGGTCGACCGCCTTGGCGCCGATGTCGCCCACCACGTTGCTGCCCACTTCCTGAAAACCAGCGATGCCGCTGTTTTGCGCAAGTGCCACAGCCTCAACGAGTTGCTGGCCAACGCCGAGAGCTACCACACCCAGTGGGTGACCGGTCAGCGCATCAACGGGACGACTGCTCGCCAGATGGAGCGCACCGAGGCAAACGTCTCCGCCGCCGAACAGGCCGCGCAAATGGTCTTGGCCAAACGCCAAGCGGGAGAGCGCAATGAATACCTTTGAAATGAATGACCAGCAGGTTGCCGGGCTCGCTGCAGCGATCTGCGCCACCGCCGAGGCCATGGGTCAGGAAATGAACCCAGGCACCGCGGCGATGATGGCCGAAGACCTCTGCGCTTACTCGGTGCCCGCCGTGAAAGCCGCGCTGAAGGCCTGCCGCTTCGAGGTGAAGGGAAAGCTGGCGATGGCTGACATTCTCCAGCGAGTGCAGGCCGCTGATGGCCGCCCGGGCAAGGACGAGGCCTGGGCGATCGCCATGACCTCGAACGACGAGTTCGAAACCGTTGTGCTGACTGACGAAATCCAGCTCGCGCTGGCTGCTGCGAAATCTGTCCTCGACGCCGGTGACAAAGTCGGCGCGCGCATGGCGTTCATCAGCGCTTACGAACGGCTTGTTGCTCAAGCCCGGGATGATGCGAAAGCGGTGAACTGGCACGCCTCTGTGGGCTTCGACGCAAACCGGCGCGTGGCGGCGATTACCAAGGCCGTGCAGATGCAGCGCATTCCACAAGAGCGCGGACGGTTGTATCTGGCTGACCTGAGTTTGACGCCCGTCACTGATGACGGCAGGGCACTGGCGGGTTTGATTACCGGTGACGTGGTCCAATCGACGCCGGTGGTGCGTGAAAAGCTCGAGGCAGTGAGGGCTTCGATGCTGGAAATGCGCGCGGCGACTGCTGAAAGGAAAGACGAAATGCGGATCGAAGCGGCCAATGAGCTAGCTGATCGCCGGGCTCTGCTGTTGAAGCAGGTCGAGGAACTGGAATCGAGGAGGGCGTCACATGGCTGAGCTCGCTTTGATTCGCACCGCGCAAGGCTTGGTCCCGGCGACTGAGGCTGACCGTGAAACAGTTCAGAAGTGGAAGGCAGGCCAGATCATCCACGGCAAGTTCACCCGCATGCGAAACGGCAAGTTCCATGGTAAGTTTTTCTCGATGCTCGATCTGGCGTGGGAGTACTGGGAGCCGGTCGGCGGCCTGATCCCTCGGCAGGAGATGCGCGGCATTCAGGGCCTGGCCAAGTTCTTCGAAGCGCAAAGCGGGAAACCGGGGCAACTGTCGGACGCGGTCGCGGCATATGTTGCCGGCCTTGAATCGACACGCGCCGAACGTTTCCCTGCCGTGGACAAGAGCCGGGAAGCCTTCCGTGAGTGGGTGACGATCGAAGCGGGCCATTTCCACCTGGTACACACGCCTGAAGGAATCCGCAAAGAGGCCAAGTCGATCAGTTGGGCAAACATGGATGACACTGCTTTCGAGCCGCTTTATCGCGACGTCTTCAGCGCCTGCTGGCGGTTGGTGTTGTCTGCGCACTTCGAGAATGAAGCTGACGCGCTTTCTGCTGCTGATCAGTTGGGGAGTTACGCATGAGCATCACTCCAAAACCTCCCCGCCCGAAGAAGTGCAAGAACCCGAAGTGCGGCGTCAGCTTCCCGCCGCAGCGCCTCGGGCAAGCCGTGTGCAGCCCCAAGTGCGGGCTCGCCATCAAAGATGTGAATCAGGAGAAGGCTCGCAAGTCGCTTGCCCAGATCGAGCGCAAAGAGATCAAGGTCCGCAAGGAGAAGCTGAAAAGTCGGGCGGATCATCTCAAGGACACGCAGACTGCATTCAATGCGTGGGTGCGCGAGCGGGACGCCGAGTTGCCTTGTATCAGTTGCGGACGGCACCACCAGGGCAAGTACGACGCAGGGCATTACAGGACGGTCGGCAGCAACCCAGCTTTACGCTTTGAACCGCTGAACTGCCATCGCCAGTGCTCGCCATGCAACACGCAGCTGTCCGGGAACATCGTGAATTACCGCATCGCGCTGGTTAAGCGGATCGGCGCCGAGCAGGTCGATTGGCTGGAAGGCCCGCATGAGCCGAAGAAGTACACCATCGAAGAACTGAAGGCGATGACCGCCGACTATCGGGCAAAAAAAAAGAGAGCTGAAGGGGAGAGCAGCATGATCTATCGCAACGTGGTATCCGCAGTTGTTCGGGCGCTCGCCGCCGAGACCATCAATTCCGCCGGCGGCTGTGACTTTGAGCCTAAGGTGCAATGCGCCAAGCAGAAGGGGGAGATCGTCGGCAAGGAGGCAGCATTCCTCACTGACTGCTGGGTGTTCGGTCGTCTGCACAAGTCGCTGTCGGCTGCGCATTGGAGGGCCTTGGTAGCGAAGTACTCTACGCATGACGAACGCAAGCACGGCGCCATCCTTGAACTGTTGAGCTCGGTTAAGTCGCCGGCACCGAAGCGGTTCCGGGAGTGTGCGATTCTGACCTGGGCAATCCCGCAGGTGGGCGGCAAGCATGGGTCGACCACTATCGAAGTGGTAAGTCGTGAGGCCGAAGCCATTGCCAAGAATAAGGCCCTGGTTGATTCGTTCAATGAGAAGGGCCTGCGCGGCATGGATGACACTGTGGACCGCAAGCAGACGCTGAAGCGATCAACAGCGGTTCTCCCGGCCGGCTGGTACAACATCGACAACTGGGACAACGATGGAAAGCCAGAGTCGACCCGGTACCGGTGGCGCTCGTCGATCCGCAAGACGCTGGATGACCTAGTGAATGAGGCGCTCACTGCGGCTCAGGAGCTGCTGGATTCCGAGGGCTTAATCGAAAGTTGCGCGGCGTAGCAAATAGCCATTGCAATGAGTGAGAAAGTGAGAGAATATTTACCCATCCTGTCGATCTTGCGCGTTAGGGATTGACACTAAAAAGAGCCTCGCCACTGTGCGGGGTTTTTTTATGCCTAAAATTCACCGCAGCCAGGGCGGCCTCACGGAGGCCTGGACGTCGATAGCCGGATAGTGCGACGTACGGAATCAACACCGGCAGCCTGCGCATCCTGCACACCAACGCTTACAGGGTGGCGCGAGACTGGACTGCGAGATCGATGCAAAGGGGCGTCGACGCAGAGAAGGTCTTCGGCGGACAGGAGGGGAAAGACCCTCACACCTATTTCGAGCCTTGCGGGGCTTTTCGTTTTCGGCTCCATCACACCCATCGCTCTGAGCTGGGAGTGCTGCTGGAGCCGGATCTATCAATCTCCCCGAGAGGGAGTCACTGGATTCTCAATCATGCCGGACAGACCTGAGAGCTGGGCCAAGTTCTGGGAGGCAATGAGCAATCCACTCCTACAGGGCGCAATTATGGCGATCCTCATCTCCCTCTTGCGCGTGCTCTATGACGCCAAAGAAACCAGCAAGCGCCGAATCATCTTCGAGGCGCTGATCTGCGGAGGCCTGAGCCTGTCAGCCAGTAGCGTTATCGCCTGGATGGAGTGGCCATCGAACCTTTCGGTCGCGGCCGGTGGAGCTATTGGCTTCCTCGGCGTGACAACCATTCGCGAGCTGGTGACCCGCTTCCTGGGTCGCAAGGTTGATTCGCTATGAAGGCCTTTGCCGCTGCAGCAATCATCGCGCTCGTTGCCTGCCTGTTGTTGGGCATCCAGCACTACCAGGTTATTGCGCTTGAAGGTCAGGTGACGATCGAGGCCAAGGGCAAGCAGGACGCCATCGCGGCCAACACCGAGAGCCAGGCCACCATCACCACGTTACGGGCCGAAGCCCAGCGCAATGCTGACTACCTGAAAGACCTGAACAAGCGAATCAAGGCCAGCGAAGACAAAGCCAAAAAGGCGAGGAAAGACTTTGAAGATCTCAAGCGCAACAGCAAGCCTGTTCGTGATTGGGCTGCTCAGCCTCTGCCTGACGGCCTGCGCGGGAAGCCCGGCAGTG